TTGCCGTTCGTGGCGGTGGCGATTGTCGCCATTCCGCCGTTGGTGGCGTTGGTGCGCCTTTGGAATTCTTTGCGCTTCTAACGGATTAGCACCGGGAAGGAAGTGCGCAAATTCGAAGGGCATAGCGATTGGGTCCAGTCCGTCAGTTTCTCTCCTGACGGCCCAGATGAAAAAGGAGGCAAACGATGGGTCCGAACCTGCAAGTTTGGCGCGTGTCGAAAGTAAAAATCACGCGGAAAGACTATCCCCCCGAATCCGTGGGTGGCTTGGAGTTCTCTACGGTGCTGGTGGAAGCCATCGAGCGGGAATCCGGCAAGCCACTACTGACACTCCAGTTGTTCTGTGAGTTGGACGAGCTGCGGTCGATCACAAAGGACTGCCTGCCGACCGAGCGGACCGAAAGTTCGGTGACCTATGAATAGCGATGGTGGGAGGTGGCCGTCGAAGGCCAAGAGGTCGAAGACTTGGAGAGACTCCGGCCGCCCGGAGGCTTCCAGCCACTCCATGTCCAGACAGAGTTGCGGGCGACAAGGAGAAAACCATGACACGAGAGCAGATGACGGCAGATGCTAGGGTCTCGTCCGTCAGTTTCTCTCCCGACGGCCGGACGCTGGCTTCAGGAAGTGATGACGGGACCATCCGCCTCTGGGACGTGAGCACCGGGAAGGAAGTGCGCAAACTCGAAGGGCATGACGGTTGGGTCCAGTCCGTCAGTTTCTCTCCTGACGGCCGGACGCTGGCTTCTGGAAGTGGAGACAGGACCATCCGCCTCTGGGACGTGAGCACCGGGAAGGAAGTGCGCAAATTCGAAGGGCACAGCTCCTGGGTCTCGTCCGTCAGTTTCTCGCCTGACGGCCGGACGCTGGCTTCAGGAAGTGATGACAGGACCATCCGCCTCTGGGACGTGAGCACCGGGAAGGAAGTGCGCAAATTCGAAGGGCATGACGGTTGGGTCTGGTCCGTCAGTTTCTCTCCTGACGGCCGGACGCTGGCTTCTGGAAGTGGAGACAGGACCATCCGCCTCTGGGACGTGAGCACCGGGAAGGAAGTGCGCAAATGATCTACCACTGGCCAGACGATCCATGCCCAGTCTCGCTGGATTTTCTGCGTGAGCTGGACAGGGCGCCGGCGCGCACGTGGCTGGCGCAACTGAAATGGGATGGCTACCGCCGGACCGGATGGCTCTGCGATGGCGGTTGGGTCTGGCAGGCTAAACGCAGCGGCGCCGCGGCAAAGGCCATGCCTGCCGAAGTGATGGAGGCCTGGCGGATGATGAGCTGGCCGGACCTGCCGCTGGCCATTGACTGCGAATGGGTTGGCCCTCGCAAGAAGGGCGGTGAGCATCGGCTGATAGCCTTCGATATCCTGATGTACGAGGGGCAATGGCTGGGCCGGACGCCCTTCGGGGAACGTTCGGTGTTGCTGGGGCACACCATGCAACACGCATGGCTGCCGTTGAAACCCTCCGGGATAGAATGGGCGGAGACCATTCAGAATCCCGGCATGGTGGACCTCTACATCCACGGCCTGAGTAACCCGGATGTCGAGGGAGTAGTGGTGCGGAAGGCAAGCTCCGGACTGAAGGGCGGTCTGAGCGCGTGCTTGGCCAACCCGGAGTGGTTCAAGGTGAGGTACGGCGAGGGACGATGATGAATACGCTTGAGCGATTGAAGGCGGCGGCGGTGGCGACAAAGACGGCGACAGAATCGCTGACGCTGGAGCTAGTCGGAGAGTTGGCGGAGATGGCCGCCGAACGGCCGAAACTGAAGCAGCAGATGGGGGATCTCGATGCCCGGGTGAGAGGCATCGATGAGCAGTTGAAGCCGATAGCTGAGGAGTATCGGCGCGAGCGGAGTCAGGCCGACGGGAAACCCTATTCCTCGGTTCAACTCGGCGAGTGCAGGTACACGACGGAAAACCGTTATGCCGCCATTCCCGCGACGTGTGAGACCGACCTACGCCAAAAGTTCGGCGAGAAATTCGAGACATATTTCAGGCCGGCCTGTGCAGTAGTGATTGACGGGCAAAAACTGCCGGAGGAAATCTTGACTGCCCTGCTGAACCTCGGCGCCAAGGTAAAGTTCGCCTGGAAACCCACCGACGTACTGCATTCCGCCATCGCGTGTGATGCCATGGTGGCGAAGCAGGCCGCGGATACCGGCGTCATTCAACCGGTGGCGTACATTCGTGAGATTTAGAGGCTGCGGGCGAGCGACAGCCGCCCGCGAGTAAGGAGAAAAACATGCGGGACCTCGACGACGACCTATACGCGCTGTGGGACACGCTGATTTGCCTGCGAGATACCGGAGCGATACCGCGGGAGTCCGTGGGCGCGTCGTTCGAGCGCCTGGGGCGGATCGCCTACGAGATCGGGGCCGCGAAAACGTCCGTGATGCCTGGAGACGAGGCGGAACAGATAGACCGCCTCCATGAGAAAGGGGGTCTGTGATGCGGTGCGGATGCGGAGCGGAGATGGTCGGCGGGAGCATTACACCGCCGGATTGCCCGGTATGCAGCCGGCGATACGAGCGGTACGGGGAATTGATTGACAGCGTGAAGCGCGCGCTGGAGGAGTGCCAGTGCCCTGTACTGTTTGAGGCGTCCGATTTCCTGATCGCTCTCCTGGAGGAGGAGCGTCAGGAGTGCAATCATTTTGACGACGAGACCGGTAAACTGCTGGAGATCAATGCCGATGCAATTGAGTCGGCACGATAGGAGGAGGCCCCATGTCCTGCGAGGGATTCAGTGGAATTTGTCTGCTGCTCATCGCGGCGGTGGCCGTTTACTGGTGCAACGTGCTCGTGGGCGAGTGCGTTTGGTTTGTGGTGGGACGCTTCCTAAACGATGGAGAATAAACGTGACTAAATCAGCATTCAGCCGCGAAAGCGGAATGGACGTCCGAGAGTCACTAGCAGAATACGCCCACGAGGCATGGGCTGGATGGATGCGGCATCTCTTCAGCAAATCCACGCGCAACGATGACGGGACGTTAACGATTCCTGCATGGGCCGCCGACAGATGGCAGCGCCAGATGACGACGCGATACGCGGACCTTCCAGCGGCCGCGCAGGACAGCGACCGGGCCGAGGCGGATCGTATACTTGGTATCACGCCCGGCCGACGAAGGAGGCGTAAAGTGAAGCGCGTGGTTAGCATGAAGCCTCTTGTTGGCCGATGCAATTACGACCTGAACGGGTACTCGCACCGTCAATTCTGGCGGCTTGTGCGCGATCTCACGTCCTGCGGGTGGACGGTGACAATTCAGGCGCAGGAAGACCGCCGCCCGTGGGAGAAACAGACAAAGCCGGATGCGTTCTGGTGCTACGTCAAGAACCCAGGATTCGATCTCAAGTACGCGCCGCCGGCGCGCATAGGGCGCACGGCGTGGGAAGCTTGGGCCTCTCTTCGATTCTGAATGGCGGAAAGCCTGCCGGGTTGAGTCGGTGAGCGTGACCGCCGTTGACGGGTTCGTGAGGGCGCACTACCTGCACAAGCGGCCGGCCATTGTCCTGCTGGCGCTGGCGATGCTGCGAGACACGCGCCCGATAGGGTGCGTGATCTACTCCGCCCCGCCCCGCGAGTCCGATGTCCGCTACGGCGGAAAGACATGGGAGCTTGCGCGGCTGTACCTGCTGGACGAGGTGCCGCAGAACGCCGAAACGTGGTTGATCGCGCAGAGCGTGAAATGGATCAGGCAACACCGCCCGGATGTCTGCAACCTGGTCAGCTACGCCGATCCGAGCGCCGGACACAAGGGAACGATTTACCGGGCCGCCAACTGGCGCGAGGATGGTCGCACGGATGATGAGCGCAAGTCCCCACGTTGCGACTACTACGACGCGAGGACCGGGCAGAAGTACGGACGGCGGGGCAACATGCCAGCGGACGCCGTTGTCGAGCGAAGGCCAAGGGTGAGCAAGCACCGTTTCGCGCTGGCGATTCGTAGGCCCAACGCGGAGGTGAGCCGTGAGCGATAGCGAATTGGCTCGACCGAATTGTTCGACGATTTTCGCGCCTGTTGCAGCCCTATTCGTGGAGACGGACGGTTGCTATTTCGGATTGCCTGGTGTTGATCCTTGGGATATAAAGCGGGACGCACGGTTGTACCGTGGGCCGCATCCGGTCGTGGCGCATCCGCCGTGCCAGCGGTGGGGCAGGTTTTGGCATGGTAGCACCAGGAAGCCGCACCGGTTCAAGATGGGCGACGACGGCGGATGCTTTGAGTCTGCGCTGAAATCAATTCGTGATTTTGGCGGAGTACTGGAACACCCTGCCGACTCGCACGCATGGGGACACTTCGGAATACAAAAGCCAGGGCGTGGCAACGGGTGGATAAAAATAAGCAGTGTAAGCCACGCTTACACCTGCTACGTCGAGCAAGGAAACTATGGCCACATTGCACGAAAAGGCACATGGCTTCTATACATCGGAGGGCAAAAACCGTTAGAGCTGGATTGGACCATTGGGGAACAGCGCATTGACCCGAAGGCACTGGCAAAGCACGGATACGAAAGGGCCAGGCGAATTGGCATACTGGCAATGGTCGGGGGCAAAGATAAAACCAGAATACGCAATGCCACGCCCGTTGCCTTCCGCGACGTTCTTCTACGTTTGGCGCGTCAAGCGCGGCCCGCCCAAGGGGAGGTTCGACCATGATCCGGAGTAACACCCGCCTTCACCGGCCGCCTGGAGATCACTCCACTTCGTAGTTGGATTCACGCAGTTCTTTCCGGCGCTGCTTGGTCTCAGTACTCCGGATATTCCGTAATCGCCTAGACTCTTGGTATGCCGGAGCCAAGCGTCCTCCCCGAAGCGCGGCTTCCCGCTCATCAGCCTTTTGCAACAAGTCCGCCTCCAGGTCTGGCCGACCTCGCCGCCTGAATCTGGTGGCGGCCTGCCGCATGGCGGATATCTCCTTCTCCTCCCGGCCCACCTGCCGTAGCCACTCGCCGCGCTGGCTATACGTGGCAGGTGAGATACCTGTCAGAGCATTGATGATAGAATTGGAACTCGATATTTTTTTCTCGTCGGCGCCAGGCGCAGTCTCATCACTTAATTTCGCGTACTGTTCCAGCATGGTCATTGGCCGGCCGATCATTATCTCGATGCCCTTCTTCGTCCGCACAGGGACGGGCATGTCTGGCAATCCCGGCAGGCGCATGATGTCATATTGCCCGTTGAATTCCTCAATCACCTTCCGGTTGTAGAGATCGTAATTCCCCATGGCCAGCAACGCCTGCGGCAGTGGGCCCAGGGCCTGCGCCATGAAGCGGATCGGGTCTTCCACCGCGGCTATATCAGCGGACGGAAGCACATTCTCCAGCGTCCGGTATATCACTGTGCCGTCTGGTTTCCTACCGATGATCACATTCCATTGCTTCCTGATATATTCGGGTACGTCTTCCGGGCGCATACCGGGGATGCCGGTCTCGGCCGCGCGCTTCGCGTGCAGGAATGCCGCGTAGGTTCCGGGCCGCGTAAACAGGAGCTCGATCGCCGCCGGGATATTTTTGCTCGACCACGTGGCGAAGGGTATCAACCCCGTCCGGCGCGTCATCTCCACGAACGGCGACACGGTGGAGTAGTCGTAGAGGGTGGAGATGGTTTTGTTGACGGCCTCTGCCGGGGTGTCGCCATGCGCCAAACGAGCGTGGAACATGGATAGCCTATCCAGTTCCGACATGAACTCGCGCGCCTTCTGGAGATTGATGACCTTGCCTTTGGCGGCGGCGGCCACCGCGAGCGGAATAACCAGAGGCGCAAAGGGCACGCCCGCCAATCCTAATCCCGCCGCCATTGCGGCGCCGGTCGGGATTCCCTGGGAAATGTTCTGCGCCATCCGGACGGTGGCGCCCCTGCGAGCAGATTGCTCGATGCGCTCAGTGAGTTCAAAAACTTCAGTCGTTCCCATTAGCCCGTAGTGGGTCGCCATGTTATGGAATTCAGTTCCGGCCATCCGTTTCCCGCCGACCGTAATTGATATGTCCTTCAGCTTTTCCGCGTTACCGCCCGACATCATTATTTTCAACAGCGCCGGGGACTGCATGGTGGTCTCGGGATGGATGCCGCCATTAAGGGCGCGTAAGTATTTATTCCCGAGTACGTCCCTGATAATGGAACCAGTCCATGACAGTTGCATGGACTTCCCAAGATTTACGACCATGTTGAGATCGGCAAAAAATCCTTTCGCCCACGTCATGTCGTGCATCGAGCGCATGTATTGACTGGCCTGCCGGAAGGTCTCCTCCTTCACCACGTAACCCGCGAGGCTTTCGTCTAGCGCTTCGCCCGGAAGCCAGCCGGGGGCGACGGTTCGGAACTTGTCGCGCCATAGCGACAGGATGTCGGACACCACTCCGGCGTCTTCTTTGCCACCCTGAAGCCATTTTCTGACCCGCTTCGCGTTTTTTATGAGGTCTAATTCGGCCTCGCTGGCGGGCGTTAATTTCATCGGCTTGGCGAATAAGCGCTTAATTCCCGATACGAACTCGTGGCGCTGAACACCTTTCGCCGCCGCCGCCAGGTTGGTCGCCAGCAGCACTTCCGGCTTCTCATCCCAGACTTTCGCATACGCCTCTTGATAGTACGTCAGGCGCTCAGGGATAGACATGCGCCGCACTTCTTCGATAGATTTCCCGGAGCGTTTGGCGATTGCCGCAAAATCCACTTCGTCGGGATGCCAAGCGCGCAGCAAATCTTTTACGGAAAGGTCTTTCGCCGGGCCGTAACCGGCGGTCACCAACATGCGGGCGGCGCGTTCCGGCTCCGTCTGCATGAGTGTATTCCATTCCTGAGGAGTGAGGCTTCTCCCCAACTCCAGGAATTCACGTTCAGCGGCGTTATGAAAAGAGGCGGCCTTCTCCAGTCCCCGGCGTCCGCCGTCGTCCCACATCAGCTTTGAGGCGTCTTCACTCAGGCGCAACGTAACGTGCCATGGATCGTTGACCACGATATTTTCCAGGTCATCCACCAACTTCTTATACTGCGCCATTTTTTCGGCGCTCGCAAATGTTCCCGTTAGTCTGACATTTTCCGCCGCGGCTTTGTATTTCAGCCTGGCGTCGGCCAGCGCGTCAACGGCGCTGCGCGCCTCTCCCGGTTTGGTGTTCAGTAGATTCTTCTCACTTAACTCAGTGAGTTGCGGGATGTCCGGCATGTCGGCGTAGGATTTCAGAACCCGAGGCGGGATTACGTGCCCCTCCGCCGCCGCCGTCTTTACGATCTGGTAGTGCTCCGCCTCAGTAACCGCCACATCCGGAACGCCCCTGGCTCCGGCGTCGGCCGCGCGTTTCGCCACCCTGACATTCCATTCCTCGCGGGTCAGCCCCCAGGGTTTGCCGATGGCGGCATTTCGGTTTACCATCGGGACTTTCTGGTGGCCGACTCCGGGCACTGTGGCGCCATTGTCGGCGAGTGATTCAATCTGGCCCTTCATGTACTCGAAGGCGGGCTTGACGCCGGCGTCAACCGCGTTCGGGTCTTTCAGATATTTGGCGAACGACTCGCGCCGGGCGGACAGGCGGAACTCCTCCGTGTCCACGAACGTCCCCTTAAGCCTCATGCCGGCGGGAGAGAAACTACTAATATCCAAGTTCAGGCGCTCATACCTATTCAGGCTCTCGCGTAGTTCCGGCGGCAGGAACCGCCGCAACACCGGCAGAGCATCCGGGCCACCCTTGATCAGCAGCAGGCGGTCCTTATACGACAACCCCAGAGCATTGTGCTCCCACCATTCAGCCATGTAGCGGGACACCGACTGAGTATCCGGCGCCGCGCCAGGCGGAACATCCGACCATCGGCTCCGATTGTATCCGGCATCGTAGGCGGCTAATTTGTCAACCGCCTTCGCCGCCCGGGAGCCTGTCTTTTTATCAGTAATGGACCAGCCATCAATGGTCGCGGCGCGGGCATCGGCCCGGAAATTATGAGCCTGGATTTCAGTGGCCTCGGCGGCGGCTCGCTGTGCGGACATAACGTCCGATACGTCTCCCTTTACCGCGTCGGAATATGCCACCGCGGCGCGATCCAATTCCTGTTTGGCGTGCTTGCTTTCGGCTAATTTTTTATCCACGTCGTCCAGTTGATTCCTGGCCGCCTCCAGGCATTTGCGTTTGAATTCCCCCAGCGTTTCCAGTCTGACTCCGTGTTGGTTTGTGAATGCCAGGATTCGATCATTGGTTTCAGTGAAGACACGCGCCGTTTCGTCCACGATTTCAGCGGCTTTTATCCCGCCCAAACCCCGCTTCTCCGCCGCCGCTGATATGCTCTCCATGGCCGCCTGGCGGGCGGCGGATGCCATGGCGCCGTTAACCTTCGTGTACCCGCAGACCGTGAGAGTGTCGGAGATCATTTCCTCAGTGAATTTATTTTCGGCCAGGATATCATGTACGTGCCTGATGCTGGCGCTCATGTCCCGGACGGCATTCAGCCCCACGGCATCGCTGACCTGCTTCATCCCGGCGATACTCTCGGAGGTGTTGGGATTGATGAAAAAACGCCTGGCCTTATCTATGGACTCGCCCAGCCATCGGCCATACGATGTGGAGCCCAACGTTTTCCGCGCGATTTCGTATCCGTCGCCGGTCCATTTGATAATTTTCAGGCCGGCATCTCCTCCGCTGAACGTGGCGGCGGGTGTTGACGCAAGGGGATGTTTGTAGAAGTTAAGCCAGCCCTGTTGCCCCAGTCTCACGCGTTCGGCCAGAGTGCTCCCCAACCCCAACCGACCCAGCCTATCCTGTACACCCTCGATGATTACGTTTCCGAGATCATCCGTTCGGCCAAACCAAACTTCGATCTTCGCCTTGACCAGTTTTTTCTGCGCATCGTCAATGGCCTTCCGGTAATCATCCATCATTGGCGTTCGCCACCCAGGCGGAGGAGGTGTGTTCCGCATCCAATCGAGGAATTCGCCTTCGCTGGTTGTGCTCTTGGCTAATTTTTCCACGTCCCGCCAGTTCGGTAGCACGTCGTCGAGCGTGGTGTAAAACGCTCCCGGCGCCGCCCTACCCCCAGCCGCAATCTGTTCATTGAGATGGCGGGCGAGCGTATCGGCGGTTTCGATATTGCCCGATTGTGTCGCCAAATTCGCTTGGCCCCGCAAGTTACCCAACGAAGTTTCCGACTCGGACAGGGCCTGTGCCGTTTTGTTGTATTGGACCGCGCCGTCAGGCGTAAGCTTGACGCTTTCAAGCTCCTCAAGTTGCTTTGCGAGCGCGTTTTTTTCGTGTCTGGCAACCCGCAACGGCTCGGCCAAATCCGCCAGAGCGGCGCCGCCTCCCCGCCGCACTTCGTCGCTGATTCCCGCCAGCCGCCATTCGTTGAGTTTCCCGGCGGCGCGCGCCGCCGCTTCGTCGGTAATGCCCGCCGCCAACAACGTCTCGCGTGTCGTGTGGTAAGCGCCGTTCGCGGCTTCCAGTGCGGCGCGACTTTCACTGACCGTGCGGATTCCTAACTTCGACATGCCTGACTTCAGTAAACCCGGGCCACCTAATGATAAAGGATCAGTGCCGATGCCAACCCCCAGATTTACGAAGAAATCTCCGACATCGCCCCAATCTGCCTGTCCGTCCGGGGTGCCCCAATGTCCCATGTTCCAGCCGGTTGCCCGGTTCACATCATCGAGCAGGTCTTGAGTGGACGCGGCGGCTTCAGCATTCCAGACAGATTCTGCGGCTTGGCCTAGACTTCCAGTATGCAGGAATGTCCGGACGGGACGGCCGAGCAGATCCAGCACCCAAAACAATCCGCGAGCCGGGGCCGAGCCTAAGGTCCAGTCATAGGCCGTGCCTAAGACGCCGCGATCCGGCGGGGTCTGCGCGATTTTCTCGTCCCATCCTTCTCCGCTTTGTTCGGGAATGGAACTGGGGAAAGGCGTCATGGTCTCGCGGTCCTCCAGTATTCCTGTGTGTATTGATTCATTTCGTCAGGCGATAAAACATCTTCCATCTTCAATCCTAAATTATCCGCCGCCTTTATTTTTCCCTGTGGAGAGGCTCCGGAATTCCTGATGTTCTCCGACATTTGAGCGGCCAGGACATTACTTCTTTGTTGTCGGGCGGCCTCCGCCTGAGGAGTAAATGCCTGGGGATTAACGCCGTATCTGATGTCAATAAGTCCGGCTGGGACTCCTCCTCTCCGAGGCAAAAATCCTCCTATAGGAATCGGCATGTTTCTCCGCCTGAAGAATTCCTCGCCTTTGGGATTTAGGAATAGACCTCGATTGAGACGCCCTTCTCTTACTGCAAAAGGCGGAGTAACTGGATTTATAAGTTCTCCGGCACCCGGTTGTCCTTTAGGGATGGTCGCAAAAGGTTTCTGTTCTTCTCCAAGGGCGGTTAGATTATTTATATCGGTGGTAATTAAGTCTTTTAGTTCATCAAAAACAATGAATTGGTTTTCAATAGCTTCCTGGGATTTTTCATTATTGAGAGAATCCAACGCCGATTGGAGCGCCAATGCCTTGCCCTCGACGGTATCGGATTGGCGCCCCGCTTTATTCAGTAAATCCAATCTCATTCGCGCCATATTTCTGTTGGCCTGTTCCGTCATAACAGGAAACTCCTTCGCCAATTCGGCTCTCCCCGCCGGATTTCCTTTCGTGGCCTTTAATTGTTTGAAGTATTGTCCTTGCTCCAATAATGCCTGCTCCGTTTTTCTTTTATTGGCAATCAACGTATCCTGTGCCTCGGCGCTGGCTATGAGTTCTGGAGCCAGACCTAATTGCCGCAATCTCTTCAGTCCGGCCTCACCCAACGTTCCGGATTGGGCCGCCGCTAAAAGCTCGTTTGACAGACGTTTGGATTCCAACGCCCTCTTTTGATTATTGACTGCGGAGAGAGAGGATAGTTGCTGTTCTGACAATCCGCGATCCAGCCAACGCGCCTGTAGAATATTCAACGGCAAAGAATCGGGGGAAACATTTTCGGCCTCGACCATCGCCGCACTGTAAATTTCATTCCGTTTTCGGTCTTCTTTGTCCTGATTTTGCTGTTGGCGAGTTAATTCATTGTGCTTTATAGTCTCGTCCAATTGTTGTTTGTGAATTTTCCAGTTCGCATCGAACTGTTTTTGGGCGATTACATTTTGCCGTTCCGTTCGCTCGTCTTCGCGCTTTCCCCGTGTTCCCTCCAAACCCGAGGTGAACTGGCGTTGCGCTTCAGCCTCCGCGCCGCGCGCCGCCCAGTCGGCCTTAGCCTCCGCGCCGCGCGCCGCCCAGTCGGCCTTTGCCTTATCGAGTTCAAACTGACGTTGCAGGGCGCCCTCGCGCCGCGCCTGGTCAATCCTCATGGACTCTATCGCCATGCGCTGACTGACCTCTTCGGCCTGCTGGGCCTGCTGCGCGGCCTGAATATCAAGGGCACGCTGTCTCAAAATCACATCCGCCGCGACTTCGCCAACTCTGGTATGCGCTGCGGGAACAAGGAACGGCATGGTTCACCTCTTTTCTCAATACCAATTTTCCGCCGGACTTGCTTCGCCAAAGGGCGTTCCTCCAAATGGATTCTGACTCTGCGGTCCATACAGCGAATTGCTTCCACCACCGCCAAAAAGCGTGTTCTGCCAATCAGATTCAGATTGAGGCGCATAACTTCTGGCGGCACCGGCATTCAAGGGTGTCATGCCCAAACTCGCTGCCCATTCTCCCGCAGTTTGCGGATATCGAGCACCAGCATTCAAGCCCCATCCGCTGATCCCCGGCCGTTCCGGTTGCTCCTGCCCGAACCCGCCCCCAAATCCCGGCGAAAGTTCGCGTCTTCCTCCGCCCCCGCCACCCCCCATGCCCATACCGCCGCCCATACCGCCGCCCATGCCGCCCATCTGCGCGGCATAAAGCGCGCCGTAACCGCTCATGTCCGTCGGCTGGTACATCGGCAAATTCCGCATCCACTCACTGTAGAGCGCCTGCTCCTGGCCAGCCTGTTCCATTGCACGTTGTGCGCCCATTCCACTCGCTGCCATGATGTCGCGGTTCCTCTGGTTCGCGCGCTGAATCTCAAGGTCTGAGGTCAAGCCCATGAGACGGGCCATTCTTTCGCGTTCCATGCGGTCCAGCATGGCCTGTTCGCTGGAACCGCCTAACATACCGGCGGCCCCGAGATCGCCCCGCAGGCGTGAACGCTGCGCATTGGCGGCCGCATTGGTGAGGTTGCTGGCCCTGTTGATGATGAACTGCTGGGTACGGTCGTTTATGGCCTCGGGATCGTTGAGGAGACGCTGGGATAATGCCCGGGCGCCCTGAGTCAGGGGGTCCGCCGCGAAGCGTTGCGGCTGGCCCTTGGCGTAGTTCAGCGCTTCTCCCCAGTTCGCTCGATTCTCCGCCCCTACCTTCTCGTTCTCGGCCATCTGTTTGTCGAGTAAGGCCTGGAGTGCGCCACTCCATCCCCCCAAACCACTGCCGCCCCCGCCTCCAGCCTGGGATTCTCCGCTTGCCCCGTATTTCCCCTCCGGCATCCCGCCGCCGTAAAGCGCCGTTCCGTACATGGTCAACCTCCTATTTCTGCTCCAGTGCCTCAATCCGTTTTTCCAGGGCGACTATCTCTGCGTTTACCATCTCATCCGGTGCGGTAATATCAAACGCCGCAATGATATTCTCCGAGAGTTTTTGCGATTTCAGCGGGTCAACCGTCCAAGTCTTTTTGTCAGTCCGGGCGCCGATACTTACATTTTGTATCTGTATGCCTGCCGCCAGCAACCGCCGGCGCAATGTTCCCGCAACATCTATCATGCCCATCTCTCCTATCCCATCACAAATCCGTTTAGACCACTTTCGATTGTTGTCGGATCGCCATTATCTCCAATTCCCGTAAATGTTCCCACATATGCTTTTTCCATGCATGCCACGTAATGAGCACCCCTAGAACCCACTTGCTGCGTAAGTGGAATTGATGATTCTCCTATTACACCTATTGCTGCATACACACCGGCCGCCCCACCAGCTAAAATGCTCGTCGGTGTAGTTGTGCTATCCAAACCGAGAGCCTCAGACCCAAAAGCCGCATTGGTTCCAAAGGCCCAGAAGTTCCATATAGCATGAATATATATATCTGCTCGACATGCGATAAAATTAAACCTAGTTGAGGTTGTGCCACCGTTGATTTCACGCCATGTGGCGGTCCCATACGTCCATTGATCTATAGGCTCACGTGTTTTAATCTGTAGAGGCACTTGATTATAGCGATTGCTGAAAAATCTATTGGCACCAGAGCTTTCTGTCTGGCCCGCAGTCGTTGTCGTCATGAGAGAACCAACATGACGTAGCCGTCCCTCCGCATAGGACGTTCCACCAATACTAAAGGCTCCGCTTAATACATCTACACCATCTTTCTGCGTTGTCGGCGTCGCAGGCGTAGTTGTATTAGTCCAAACGGGGCCATATACCAGGGTTGGCGTTCCCGAAATATCCAAGACGAATAAATCGTAACACTTTGTCGCCGGACATTTAAATGTCAAACTGATTCCTGTGCCGTCCGCCGTTGCGTTCTTATCCAGCGTTACCTGTGACGCCGAATCAATGCTGGCGATAACGCTGTTGGCTGCGATGCCGGTTCCAGTTACGGCTTGGCCGACTACAAGGTCGGTCGTCTTTGCCAGCGCAGTAATGACTGCACTGCCATTAGATGTTGTACCTGTCCGCGTAGTCGTCACGCCGAGTGATAGTTCTGCGGTTTCACGTATCTTCCAGTTGGCGCCGTCCCATAGCCCGATCTGTTTTCCGATACATGGAGTGAGATAGATTGTGGTCTTCGCGAGTTGATCCGTGGTGCTGACCGCCACGCCAGATTCCAGTGTCAGCCGGAAATCGTTCACGCTGCGGATTACAACGGCGTCTATGGCATCAGCGCCGCCCGCGTTGTGAGTGCTGGCGTGTGCCGTTGGAGTGCGTGAATCGCTCAGGCGGCTGTCGTTCCCCGCGCAGGCCGCCGTCGCGGCGGTCCCCAACGTCCGCAGGCTCCCGGTCGCCGCAGCCGCGTCTATCGCCATGGCATCCCCGCCACCAGCGTTGTGCGTGCTGGCGTGTGCCGCCACCGGCAAGGATGGAAGTTCCGCCGTAGGCACCTTCCCGCTACCGTCCAGGCTGGCATATCCGCTGGCCGCGCTCTTCTCGCTCTCCTTCTGGTACTGTGTATGCGGATCACTTACCGCCACATGCGCGCTGACAGCGGCCGCAATCGCACTATAGAGATTGCCCAGCCATGCAAGAGGCTTCATGTCTCAAGCCTCCCGTAGAGCGTCACCGTGCCTGCCCCGCCGCTGGCCACTCGCGCCGCCACGGCCTCGCCAGCCTGAAGTCGCCCAATCTCCATGATGATCGGTCCCCATCCGGCCTTGATGGTCCCGTAGAAAATCGCGTTGCTCGTCCCGGCGGTTCCACTCACCGGCACATGATAGACGTAAATCTCTGAGTCCGCATTGGTCGTCGGCGTGATGATGACCTTACCGCCGCTGTAATTGCTGCCGGCCGGTATGGTGAAAACCGTCGTAATCGAAACCGCACTCACCAGAGAAACAGAACTGAGCCTATTCGCGGCGCTGTCATCGTCTCCAAGTTCCGTCACAATGGCGGTGCTCATCGAAGCTATTGCGGCCGCCAAGGCGGTATCCGCCACCGGAGTCACACCACCACAATAGCCCGGCCTGGCGAGTTCCACCAACAACGTGCCGTCGGGCTTTTGCTTCAAAGGCCCTTCGGCGCCCACCAATTCGCGCGGTTGAGATTCCTGGTCTCGGTGAATATCCATTACGGCTTCTCCCTTCGCTGAGCCAGAGTCTCAAGCGTGAGGGAACGGATAGCCACCTGCTGCCCACTGGTATGACCATGAACTTCGAGTTCGTATTCCTGGCCGCTGGCGTGAATCGGGAACGTCTTGCCTTCGGTTCTGACATCCTGCCGATACCTGGACTGTGCGGTGCCATTCACGTAATCCCGCAGGAAAATTTGGGTAATCGGAGATTCGCCCTGCAACGCGAACTTGCAGTGCATCTCCATGTTCCTTGCATTCCTGTCAGGTAGTTCAAACATCTTCGTCCGCCAGGTCCAACTGACCGGCCCGATGATGTAGGTATCGCCGGCGACCAAGCCGCTGACGGCGCTGGTAAGCGTGAGCACGGTCGCGGTGTTGCTGGCGATCTGGCGGGTTCCAAGGAAAGTCGTGCCGCGCCAGAAATGAACGAACCTGTCCTCCAGTCCGTAATCGCCGACATAGAAGGAAGCCGTGGAATCCTGCACCGTCAGTCCCGAGACCACCGACACCACGCCAGAGACTGTGCCGGATGGCACACCATCAACATGCCCGTCGTCCTCGATGAAGATATGCCTTCCCATGACGCTATAAAGCCGTTGCCTGCTGTCGGAGTCGAAGTCCTGGAAATAGAACAAGGGCTCCCAATCTGATTCCAGCCACCAGGTCTGAGTCGGGATATGGTAGACGTAGATTTTACCGTTGACTGTTTCTCCGGTCGCCGGCGCCGCCCACTTGATGCACTGCGTTTCAGGGTTGTATCCGCCCACGCAGTTTTCGATTTCAGCGAAGTTCAACTCCGTCAAGAACTCCGGACCCAAGGCCATCCCGACACGCGCGGTCTTGGCGTCCATACTCGGATTGTAAGCCACAGGGCCTTGAAGGCTCAACCAATAGAGAGTGTCGTCAACCTGTACCACGGTATCTGAGCTCACGCACCCCACACCCTGAATGATGGGGTCCGGTGTGCAGCGGATTAAATCGTTCTGCGAACCTTTGCCGTAACACCGGTAGACGGATTCCAATGTGAACACGTAGAGCGCGCCATGGGCGGCGTAGCAACCTGTGAGTTCTATCTGGCTACCGCGTCCGCCGATCATCAATTTGTTGCGATATGCCTCTCCCTCGCGCCCCCAGGCCTCGATGGCGTCGTATTCCGAGAACAGCAGTTCCGCCGTGTCTCTGAAAATTTCGTAGGCCCCGGCGCTGAGTGTCCCGACGAATGACTGGTCAATGGTAATGCTGGTGGAATTGGTCCGGGCCGTAATCGTGTATCGTTTCGCTTCGCCCTTCTTCCGGAAATAGCATCCCACCACGCCGGCTGGAATGCTGGCGCCCCCGGCGAACGTTACCGCGGTCCCGCTGGCCGTCGCCGTCCCGGTGGTGTAAGGGATAAAACGGCATCCGAACAACCGGTTCCCGAAGAGCGCCATGTACTTGACACATGGAGGTTTCTCCGCCAGGAAATTCAACTGAATCGTGGACAGTGAATCATCCGCCGTGCTATCGGTGTAACTACCGGTGGCTTTGGCGACCTCGCCGACCTTCCAAAATTCCTGTTCCTCGTCGGTCTGGTCGGTGTCGAGATACCCGGCCTTGTTGCGGTAAATGATGAACTTGTCGGTCTGGCTGTCGGCGTGCGTTGTCGGCAAGGTGATGGCCGCGCGTCCCCCGCCGGCCGGAGTCGTGATGCTCCCGATGTAGCGGGGGATACTCTCCACGTAACGACCATCCGCCGTTGGAATCTTTGTGTTCGCGGCGGTGGCGTAGTAGTGGTAGGTGCTGCTGGCCGTGAGTTCCGTGCCGCCCCCGGTATTCGCCACCGCCCATGTCGCCGCGGTGGGCTTCGTCAGGCCGGCGGAGTTCCAGTCGGCGCCGTCGAACCGGTAAAGCGGATCCCGGCCATTGAAGGCATACCAGCATTCGTTGTATCGCAGAAAGCGAACGCGGGTATTCGGAAACAATCCGGACAGGCTGGTAGCCATCAGCAGGCCTCGAATGCAAGCAAGAACCTGGCCTCATCGGCCGTCACGACAAAATCCGCGTCCGCGCTCGCGGCGCTCGCTCTGACACTGACAATGGTTTTCGCGGCGGTGGGCGTCCCCTCGCCGATCAGCTGTAACTCTGAACAAGCCAGATTGAGTTTTTGATCCGCGTTAAAAACTTCGAGTTCCTGAATGGTGCCGTCCGAGAATTTAACTTCAAGCGTCATTATCAGGCTCTCTGTGGAATCGAGATTTTCCACTGTGAATACCAACTGAATCTTTGTCCATGTGTTGGTCTTGAGTTGCGTCACCAGGTCATGCCAGGCGCCCGTCAATGCGCCCTGCTGCAAAACATCGCCCAGCGTGTGGTATTTGTTTTTCTCCACCGGCGCCCCACTGGCCGAACTCGCGGAGCCTCCGGGAGTCGTACTGGTATAGAGCGCGGAATTCCCGGTGTAGACATTGATGGTTGTGGAGACTGAATCCCCACTGGCGACAATCTGTCCACCGTCGCCATTCGTCGGGTGATAGGGGCAAATACCCAGGATGGTATATGCCTCCACTCCGGCTTTTGTTTTCCCTCGCCTCGGGCCCAAAAGGCCAACCTTATCCTCGAAGAAAAAGCAGTTATCGGCGTCCTGGCCCTGCTCCGGAGATATATCAACAGGATCAACCTTGCGGTTGAGTCCTCCCCACTGCGTCCCATAAGGAACATGCTCTTCGCTCATTTTTAAAACCTATGCTTCGGGACGTTCTTCAACTGGAGGTCCAACGTCATTTTCTCGGCTATATCCAGCATCTCGGGATGCCGGGCGGCCAACACTCTCCGCATGCCCCAGCCAGGTTTCCAGACCACGATTGCGTTATCATTCCACGTTCCGCTCTCTTCGACGATCTGGTCATGCTGATTTATGACCAGCCGCCGATCGCAAACGATGTCGGGCATCTCGAACCAATTGATTCCGAGCCTGGCCAGATTCATCTCCAGCCAATAGGGATCGGCGGATTCACTGAATAACTGCCTCGTCTTGGCGCTGTCGTTGATCACCATAAGCGACTTGCGCAGCCACGGCGCGTCCGGTATGTCGGCCGGCGGTATTCTTGTCGGCGGATGGCTGTAATCCGTCGGCGCCTTCTCCCATAAGCCCAAGGCGTCGCGCTTGACGGCGCGCTCCAGTGTGCGGCAGTATTCCCGGACTGTCGCCAAATCCGAGTCTCGCGCGAAATCGAATAGACATGCCACCGGTTTCAGCGCCACGCAATAGGAGTCCAGGAACAGTGTCCCGGAGTAAGGCGATACCAGCGGAAGATTCTGCTGGCACCATTGCATTTTCAGGTTATCGGCGGCAGGCAGGCCCTTCAAATAAACGATGTCCACGTTCAGGTTGAGTTCTATCCAATGCCGCAGGCATGCGGTATCAAACCAGTCTTCCACCCCAACCGTGATTGGTCCGAACCAGTTTTTGCTGACAGATAGCAGCATGGCCGTCACCGGCAGAATGTGCTTTTTTGGTCCAACCAGGAATGCCACCACGCCCTGTCCTTGCTTTATCTCCACGGCCTCCCCCTCCTGTAGGTGTCTCGAACCATAGACTGGGATTCCTTCGGGTATGGCCCGTCCCGGATAGGACTGCGATACATGAGCCGCGGCGGCCGTCCGGCGGTCTGCTCTATCTCCTTCATCTTCGTCAGCCAGCGTTGCGCGCGCGCTTCGGCGCGGTCGGCGGCCTCATGGTTCTCCGTCCACTTCATGATTTCCGCATACGCCAAATCAATGACAGCCTCGTCCCAGCGCTGTTCCACCGGCAGCACCTCGCTGTCTCCCAGCAAGTACGGCCATTGACGGATGTATTTGTAGTAGAGCGTCAGGCTGGTTTGACAGGCCGGCACAATTTCAAGTTGACGCACGGGTGGCGGGCTTAGTTCCACTGTTGCGGCTGTTGCCGTCGTTGTATCGGAACTGACCGCCTCACCCGTGCGTCGCGCCACGTATGACCGTGAGAGCGTTACGGCATCGGTGCTGACGTATGCAGCCACCGTATAATCCGGACGCTCCCCGTTTATCCGGACGCGCCTGCCAACATCGGTCGCGGCGAAACTGTCTCCGCTGGTTCGCGTTATCGCCGTCCCGCTGATGTTGGACGTGGTTGATTTTGAGGCTGTTTGCCTGAATTCCTTCCAGGTAAAATGATAGACGGACCCCGTTATCTGATAGAGCGACGGGCTGCGCAATCCCAAAGCGTCAACTTCGCTTCCGATGATAGGTTCCAATTCCCCCGGAGAATTGCCGCTCACGGTGTAGAACGTAATCGGCATCAGGCAAAAATCATCGAGGTCGTAGGTGCTGGTACCCGAAACCAACGACACTGTGCCCTGTCGAATGTCGTACAGCAGTTCCCGGCCTTCATTTTTTAGCCGGTCCACGGCGGCATTGACCGCCTCGCGCACCTGCTCCACCATATAATCCCGGCGTCCATTGGAATCGTGCTTCCCCAAGAGACGCCAGAGATGTTCCTGGGCGGCCGCATAGTTCATGATCTGCCCCTTTGTCCAACCCGGACGGCCTGCGCTGGTCGTCCGGGTTGAATTAACCTGGAATGCCTAGAATGCCTCGATCTCGAAGCCGTCCACCGTGATGTCGGTGGCCGCTGTAGCCGCCGTCAACTCAAGGTTGATGCTCGATGCCGCCGACAGGTCAACTGCGCCCGCAACTCTGGCGCCCGGCAGGATGGCGGTGTTATTGAAACATCCGCCCTTCGAGATGATGTTCTGCGTCGAGGGTGTCAGACGCCTGATCTCGACCTCGATGAGCCAGTCCTTGTTGTTGGCCGCCACGGCGCCCGTGGTGTAGCAGGCCGTAGTCCCCAACAGAATCCGGACAGTCTTGTTGTTGCCGTTCGCCCCCGTGCGGCCCCAGGCCCGCACACGCAGGCTGGCAAACGGGCCTTTGTTCATAAAGTCCGCGGCAAGCGCCACAGACTTAGTGTTTTCGGCATCCGTGCCGGACGGGTTGCAGGAGTTCAAATCCTGGTGAAGCAGGACAGGAATTTTCCCCTTGCCCGGACAATTCGGAGCCTCCAACGCCACACCGTCGCTAATCCGCATCATGTTTCAACTCTCCTTGGCCTCTTCGGCCGCTTCGGTTTTTTCTTCGCTCTCGAGCAGGAACGCCAGAATGCCCACGGGGATTTGATTGACGTTCAGTTGCAAGTCTTCCGGCTTCCACTTCTTTTCCTTAATGCCGGACTCCGTGTTGATGAGGACGTTCACGCCGTCCTCGAATTGTTTCCATGACTCGGGAGAACAATCCTTCTTCTCCTTGCCGAGAACTCCGCAATCGCGGGCAATGCCCTCGCGCGCCTTCTCGAACGCTTGGCAACAATTCTGGAGCTTCTGCACCCTTCGGACCATGTTCAATCGCACCGCGGCGCTGAACTTGTAGGTCTCTTTGTCAAGTGCCGCAAAGACCTGATTCTCCGTCAGGACATCCCCGTAAAGCATGCTTGACTTCCTCCTCATTTCTATCCCAAGTTCGGCGCAACCCACACGGTCACGCACGGACAACTTCTCAAACGGGATGACACATACCGGAATGCCATCCTCCCACCGCAATAACCGAAATGGGAACCAGGCGCAAATCTGCCGCTCCGGTATCCATTTGCGATAATAGAACTGATTGTCATATCCAATTTGGAACGGCCGCAAATCCACCGGCCCGCCAGGCCCGCAATTGTCCGGGCCTCGTGTGTGAATGCCGGCCAGCCGTTCATTGAATTCCACCGCCTTTCTTTGAAATTCCGGGGACTCGTTTAGGAAGCCCCCGGAATTCAATCCTGTCGCGCTCATTCGCCAGTCAAATCTCCGACGGCATACAGAGGAATGTAGTAGTCCGTCGTGGCAACCCGCTCCCTCGTTTCTCCCCGTTACGGGGTGACAGATTCCCCTACTGAAATGGCCACGTCGCGCTTGACCAAACTGGGCAGGTCCTTCGTTGCCCGTATGCGTTCAAGCTCGTTAAGGAATACATCGGCGGTGCGTTTGAGGTCGGAACCGTTCTTCCCGGCCAGGCTGTCGCGGAAATCACCCAACTCCCAGAAATGAATGCGATACCATGCGTTCTTCTGGACGTTTTTGAAATCGTCGGTGCCAATAACCATTGCGTTATCGGCAAACGACTTTTCCCGACTCCGCTCAACAATGTTGCCGTCTCGGTCTCTTTCCTTTGACAGCCCCAGGGATAGTCTCAGACGCGGATAGATGCTGATCAAATTCACTCCAGCGTCCTGCGGTTCCTTTTCAACTCGCATGTGTCGGTCTCCTTAAATCCATGGCGGGGGGCGCCGGATCGCCGACGCCCCCTCACACCGTAAATCACGCAAACGGATCGCTCACGCCGTACAGAATGCCATGGCAGCGTTCCTTGCCCACCCAGACGCCAAAATCGTTGAGCCAGTAGCCTTTTTCGCCGTCAAGGTCGTTGGCGCCAATGTCCTCGCGCCACGCCATGTTGGCGTCGGGCTGGTGCGCCATGCCCAAATACTTCAGGTTGATGGCGAACGCATACCCGGCCCAGGTTCCGCTCCCATCCCAGGCATTGCTCAACATGCCATGCTTGATTATGGATACGTCTGGCATGAACGTACTTCGGACCCGCTTGACCTGTACCCCAAAAATCGTGTCTCCGGGGGTGTACTGCACTCGGTCGTGCATGAACGTATCGAGATACCCCAGCACATTGTCGCCGGCCACGATCAGGAGCGACTCGCCCTGATTGTATTCCGACAGCATCTGAAGCCACTGGTTCCAGGCGTTCTCGGTCAGCGCCGCGGAGCCGATGTTCTTCAAGTTGCTGGAGCACCAGTATTGCAGCCCGCCCGTGGTGGGACGCCCGCCGTTGCTCGCACCGGCGTCGAGCCGGCCGAACAGCAGCGCCATTTCGGTTTTGCGTGCCATTCGGGTGTACGCTTTCGCCTTCTCCTCCAGTTTCGTGTTGGGGCCGTATTCCGCGAGGTTCTTGCGGCGGCGGCTCAACTCGATACTTTCCTTCTCGATCTGCATGTAGTTGATCTTTTGAGAAGGCGTGTTGCTCAGGCCCTCGGGCGCCGTGTTGCCTTCCGTGTCGGACATCGGGAGAATCTGCAACTGCGCGCTGGCGGCAATCGCGGCGGCGGACGAGGTACCGTGTCCGCGCACAACAGTCACCGTGTCGCTGGCCACGCCCGTCACCGTCATTTGCTCGCCGCCGCTGGGATTCATCAGGATGTCGCCGGCCCGGACACGGATACCATGTCCGCTCGCCAAATTGAACGTCACCGCCGAAGACGAAACGGCTGTGGCGGAGTTCGTCGCGCTGGTCGGTAGTTCATCCGCTTCGAGGTGGAAGAAGTACGTGTTCCTGACCTCCCTGAGCCGATTGGCGCGCTCAAGGATCGTGGTGAGCGGCGCCAGACCTTCCGACAGGTTCAAGTACTTGTCGAGGTATGGCGGAATGTGCGTGTAACTGGGCGCATTCGCGACTTTTGTCTGCCCGCTGACAACGCTGTAGGCGTTGTTTCCTGCGATCGGGACTGCCATGGTCTATCCTCCCAGGCGTCTCTGCCTGATTTCATTGTCCAAGTACGCCGCCTCATCGGCGGGTAATTCATTCTGTCTGAGGTGTCGAGGTTGCGAGACAGGAGCCTTGCCGGTATTCCCGGCGGGCCGTCCAGGAGGATTAGCGGCAGTTTGTCGGGGCTGCTCTTCGGCCAACAACGCCTTTGCCAGTTTATACGCGTGCTCGTATGGCATGTTGTATTTCTGCTCATAGAGCTCGCGCATCTTGGCGAGAATGGGTTGTGGGACTTGCCCGACTTTTGCAAAAAACTGCCTCTGTTCCTGAGCCAACGCCTGCCGGGCATCCGCTTCTCTGCGCTCTTCACCCAGTTTGACCTCCAACTCACGTATCCGTTGGTCAGCCAGGAGTTCTTGCGCTTCGAGGTGCTTGCCCTGTTCAATCAGGCGCTGCGCCTGCAACTTCACTTCGAGACGACCAGTGGCTTGCGGATTCGCCGACGCCTGCATTTTGCCGAATTCGGCCTCCAGCATCTGTTTGATGACTGGATTCCGAGCAGCCATATGCCGCGTAATTAGCGCTTCCTGAGCCAATTTCTCCCTAACCTCGTCTTCGGGACTCCTGCCCGCGCCAGGTTGCACAACCTGAGGTTCGCTGGCCGGAGTTCCTTCGCCTGCCACTGCACCTTCGCCTTCGCCTTCGCCTGCCACTGCACCTTCGCCTTCGCCTGCTACTGCCGCGGCCGCGACCGGCGCTTCAGGTTGTACAACAGGTTCAGAGACCGGCGGAGCCGATGCTGCTGGGCTTGCTGGAAGCTGTGCCTGGCCCTGAGGTTGAACCGCCGCTGGCTGTGCCACGTTTTTCCCCTTTTCTGAGTTCGGTTTCGGCACGTCGCCCGACATCCACGATGATGTCAATGATCCGCGCCAATTTGTCGCAGGCCTTCACGCCCGCTTGCATCTCCGCGAGGGCCGCGCCATCGGTCCGAAACGCGGTATCCTCAATCATGTGTCGCATCATGGATTGTTTTTCTACGTCCAGGAATTCCATAACAGCCTTCCATGCCGGAAGCGTCGCCAACATCTGAACATCGCGTCCACGCCGGACACATTCCTCCAATGCGGCGCGCGTCTCTTCGCTCTTGCCGGTCTTCAATCCCGAGAATGGATTAGCCAAAAATTCATTCGTCATTGCGCCGCCATCCCCACGGAGGCCTGTTGCGCCGCGCCGCGCCCGGCGTTGTCAAATTGCCCTTCAGCCCTGATGTTTGCGCCCTCTTCGGCCGGAAAATTCTCTCCGCCCTCCTGCGGCCCGCCGCCGCCCCCCGCGTACTGCGGTAACGCCTGAATCTGTTGCAGGTACCGCATGTGAATCCGCAAATGCCTCTGGTGATTCCGGAGTGACATTTCGGGCAGCGCCGCGGCGGCAGGAGAAGTCTCGAACATCTGGTGAATGTTGGCGTGAATCTGATGGTCGTCAGTCGGATACGGGTCGGCTATCATGCCGTGCAGCGTAATATCCGCGATCTCCTCCAGCGCGTCCTGCTCTGAGCGGGCAGGCATCACCAACAATTTCTTCGGATTGGGCAATTCAAAGGCTCTCCCCAGTTCCTCCAAGACATAAGCCTTGTTTATCATCGGGTCTTGCCGCGCCAGGTTGTAAAGCAACATGAACCGCTGCTGCTTCACGCCCGGGTCTTCCCAATGCTGCGGAAGCACAATCTCAACGTCCACGTCCGGATCGAATACCGTGTTGTCGTAGCGCCCAAAAACCTCGCGCCCGTCAAGCCCCTGAATTTGCATGGCTATACTGCTGTCGAGATACCGCCCGTTCAGGTTGTAGAGCTTCGCGTAAACGGCCTCGAACGTGTCCACCCAATCCAGCACCTTTAGCTCAATCCGGGCCGACGCGGCTCGCTGAAGATTGAGCAGTCCGGTCGCGGTTCGATGTCGGCTGCCCTGCCCAGTGACCTCATCCGTCACGCCGGTTTCCATGGTCATGAACCGGCGCACGAATTCGATGCCTTGCTGGAGATTGAACGCCGCGTTGTTGGAGCGCAGCGGCATCACGTCTTCCATCTGCTGTACCGGGATGGTCTGCCCCGGCTGGAAAGGCAAATTCTCAAACTGCTTTTTCAAGTAGTCCTTGATCAGCCACATCGGCTGATTGTTATAGTGGTTGCTGTCCACCCACATACTAGCCAAATCACGCAGCAGGGCCTGGCTGGCGGCCAGAATCATCGGTTCCGAGATGCCGTAATGGCGGCCTTCCTGAGGATAGTTTTTCAAGGCAAAAATGGGAATGGCCTCGTAGGGGTGCATGCGCGCGGCCGCGATGGTGTCCGCGCCTACCCGGGCGTACAGCCATCCGCTGGCCGTGTAGCACCACACCAAATCGAATTCATCGGCGCGCTCTTCAAATGGCCCCCTGCCTCCGCCGGCCCAATTCAATTCCGCTATTCCGCTTCCTCGGTTTTTGTTCAGCGCCTGTTTTACCGCGGATTCATCGAGTTTGCCCTCGCGCACCAAAGACATCAGATATTGCGAAGTCACGCGCTCATAAATAAACGCATACGGCTGTTGGCCGTCGTCCATTATCTCAGGCCAGAAATAGATGCTGTTGTGGTTCATCCATTCGAGGCAAGGCCCGCCCTGCCAAGTCAGCGGCGTGTTGCGCTTTTCAGAGTCGGTTTCAATATCCTGAAAATTCGGCCCTAGGATTTTCTGCGACTTGTATTTCGACCAGCCGTAGAAGATATAGGATGTTCCAAATTTAATCGTGGCCTTCGTCCAACGTCGCAATTGTTCCTTCAGCCGGAATTGCCGCAACTGCCAGTGGACTATGTGCGTCGCCGCGTTGGCGTCGTCCGCAAAATCCTCAAACCGCGGCTGATATTTGAAGTACTGCCGGTTGCCGAAAAGCATTTGTTGAGTCAAGGCATCGAGCGCCTCGACCTGACGGAACACCTCCCGGATTTCATACCGACTGCTGTATGGCCAGTCAGCCTCCGTGTAATCGCCATCGTAGAGGTCGCTGCTGAGAGTCCAGCCATCCTCCTCGGCAGTTCGGGCATTTTTGTACGCCTCGAACGTTGAGGTGAAGTATTTCAAAATGTCCGCCAGCTTGTCGGAATTCAAATTCCGATCAATGGCGCCGGCCTGCACTTCCTCGCGACTGATCGGAGCCGCCTGAAATGCGGTCTGCATGCCGTCAGCGGATTGCATGGCTGGAGTCGGCTCTGGCGTCATCATCAGCGTCTGACTCCGGTTCTATGGTAGATTCCCTCGCGCGCCGCGGCCGCGACTCCGGCCGGGACATAGCGCCCGCCACCAGGTCCGCGCTTAATCGGCGTATTGTTTCGCCTGTAGTGCTCCTCACGTTCCCACCCGGCGGCGGCCGGCGGCGCGGCTGACATTACCAGCGGCCGCAGGATTTCCTCGCCATAAGCCTCCGCATCAAGCAGGTCCACGTGGCATGCGGGATATTTGTAGAACTCGTTCCTGAGGTGGTCCACCAAGTCATATCTCCGGCCGTCGGTATTGATTCGCTCCAACTGCCGAGGCCATAGAATCGCGGCATGGCTATAGGGGATGAAAAGTTTTGCGACGCGCTCCTCTTTCGGCCGGTTTCCATGCATGAGTTCCATGACATGGAAACTGCGGGATCGGCTCCGCATCTCGTATTCCAGCGCCGTCCGGTACGAGTTCAGGAACTTGCCGCGCTCGATTCCGCACCTGAACGACGTGCCGGTCTTGTTGGCGATTTCCTGCCATTTGGCGCACAGAGAAATGAACTGCATCGGAAAATCTGTCTCGTCCAAACGTTCATGAAACCCATCCAGGATGTAGCGCTTCTGCCCGTCCGGGGTCTGCCCCTGGCACACACAGCCGGTAAAATCCGCCTGAGTGGATTTGCCGCAGTTGGGGTCGCATGTGATGAGGATATCCAACTGCTTATCGCGGGCAATATCCTCGGGGCGCCCATCGTAATAGGTAATCCATTCCGGAGCAAAGCCGCCCTTGGCGGCCAGGTATGGATTATTCCACATTTGCGAAAACCAGAAGCTGTCATTACCCACCATGCTGCGCTTGAGCGCTATCTCTCGCTCGACCAGCCATTCCGGCCAGATTGATCGGCCGTCACTGTCCAGAACGCTGGCCACCATGATAGACGTGTTGTCGTAGCCGCCGCCGCCGGGACGGATGAACAGCGAATGCGCATCATCCTCCCGGTAGAGTGTGCCGTGGCCCAACAGGCGGAAACCGCGATCCCCCACGAACGCGGCCTCCCTGATTTTCTCCCTGACCGCGGACTGCTGGTCCACGTTCTGTTTTGTCACTATGTCGTCCAACAATATCACATCCCCGTGTGCGCCGGTCACGTTCGATCGAATGCCGAATGCCGATAGGGTGGGGTCCGCGCCGCGTCTTGTTTCGGTCCGCACCTGTAGCGCGGTGCGGTTCCACTCAGTCTCATGCCGATCCGGGGTGAGATGACCATACAGTTGCGTGAATGTTTCGTTGGACTCAAACACGGCGCGAACGTAGTTGAGTATCTTCGCGGGAAGGTCCTCCTCCCCGGATCGGATGAGTATTCTCACACTGGGGTCGCGGATGATTTCCTGTATGGCGAATGCGCGGCTGCCGATGCTCGTCTTGAGCAGGCCGCGGGGAAGAAGATCGTACTTCCACCGTCCGTTCCCGGCTATCCGGAAGAGGATACCGGCCCGGTCCTCAGTCAGCATTTTGCCATCATGGAAATCGCGCGAGAGATCGCAGGTGGGCCCGTCCTGCACCACGGGTTTCGCGGCCAAGGTCGGGAACCATATCCAGCGCTCCGGCCAACAGCCGTCATCGAGTTTTTCGGGAAGATAGTCGGAGAGCACTGAATGCCGCGCCCACTTAGGCATGCCCCTCAGTTCTTCGAGGCGCAGAAAGTCGAAGAAAAAATCATGGAACGCGCCGAGCGCCCGTTTGTATTCGTCCTGCCCGGCGTGGAGAATGTGCTGCACCAAGAATTTAAGGTCCAGGCGGCAGCGTTTGTCCACCACCTCCACATCCGCATCCTGCGATGCTGTGGGTTGGCGCCCCCAAATGTTTCTCTCTCGGGCTTTGCTCATTGTTCAATCCACAGCACCGCTTGAACTTCTCCCCACTGCCACATGGACAGTAATCGTTCGGCCTCACTTTTCGAGCCGACGCTTCACCGCCTCCCAATGGTCTGCCGGCATCGCTACCCATCCGCCGATGTCCTGTTTGACTGCCTCACCGCTGCCATCAAGCACCCGGCCATCAATGGTCTGATTTTCCAGCACCTCCAGCGGCCGGCCCGGATGAATCACTACGTACCGCGTCTCCACCGTTGGCCCCAGCGTCAGGCCGCAACCCAAGCTCAGCCAACAGGATATCATCACCGCGATTATCAACAGGAGTCTTGGGCTTTTCATGGGCTACCTCCGTTTCCCCCGGCTTGTCCATGCCGAAGATGAGTTTGAGGAGGCGACCCAAAGCCTCCACCACAACCGCAATCCAACTCACGGCTGAATCTCGTCGAGCGCCTTCAGCCCCTCGGCAAATGCAAACGCGAGTAACTGGAGACGCTGCGTGGCGTTCGCCGTTTTGAACTCCAGCACCACATCCCCGATGTTGCCCGCGGCGGACTCAATGGCAATGATCGCCACGGGGTCGGACATAACCTTCTCGAAAAGCGCCTTCACCAAAGACTGAGGACTGGCGGTTGGGTTTTCTTTCTTTGCCTGGTATGCCTTCACGGCCAGAATGCGAAGCCCCACTGCCAGTTCCTTCGTTTCCTTGAAGTCGCTCATCTGTTTCTCTCCTTACAGTTTTCAATGACTGCCGCCACGCGCATCAACGCGGAGCTATTTTCCGTAATTGCGGAACTATTTTCCGCAATTACGCCCTTGAGGTCGTCCACCCGGCCCTTCTCTAACTCGGAGAGTTTCATCACCAGCGAGTCCTCGCGTTTGGCGTCCCGCCAAACAAAGAAAATAAGAAAGGCGGCAACTGGTCCGAAGGATTTAAAGAGCTCGCCAAATTCAATCATGGCTTCTCCTTGAATTCTCCACAGACATACTTCTCGTCGGTGACTGGATTTCCTGGGAGTGACGGCGAACCGAATGGGAAAACAGGAGGGAAGCGACGACAGTATCCGTTATCTTTTCCGTCATCAATCTTCGTCCAAAACGCGCATTTCTTGCATTTGCCGTCCATGGTTCACCTCACGTCAGAAGTTCAAAGTAGAAATCAACGACGCCGGCCGTGCTGTCGGCCCGCATGTAGAGCACTCCGGCCGGACCGATTGGTACGCGGGTAATCGTTGCCGCAGCGGCCTTCATGTAGCCTTTGCCGGTGGCGCTGCCGTCAAGGGTGGCGTTCTCTCCATATCGCAATGTCTGCGATGACTTGAACACCATGGCGCGCGCCTTGGCGGGAGCCACAAATTTGATAATGGGAACGTCAGAAACAGTCAAAATCGGAGATATGTTTGGCGTGTTGTTGTCTTCGCATATCATTGCGGTGGCTTCGTCAATAGCGATGTTATTATAATCGCGCATCAGGATGCCGGAATTAAATCTGTTCATGCTGACTCCTTCTTCTGCGCCTGGCGCGCAAGATTGCTGATGTCGGGGGATTGCCGGCGGGAACCGCCTAGTTGTGGGAGTTTACCCGTCAGGATTGATTTGATGAGAGCCGGGAAACTGGACGACCTGCCTTTATTGAGTTCCGTCACGATAGCCATTAGGGTTAATTTATAGACTGTTTCTGACGGCGAGTTTGTCTGATATGCCTGGATCTCACTCAGGCAGTTCTGGACTTCCGTGGCTGGCAGACGTTCCACGGGAGATTTCATGGTGTTCAACATACAACACCGACAAATTTTGTCAACGACAAAAATTTGGTTTTTTGAAAACAACACACCCCTTGGGGGGGGGAGCTTTAATTTTAGGCAGTTTTAAAATTAAAGCGGGGGGGCAGTTGTTGGCAAGGGGCAAGGGGCAAGGGGCAAGGGGCAAAGGGCAAAGGGCAACGGCGGGACTAACATGTCTGGACTTGTCTGGACTTGTCGGAGACATGTCTGGACTTGTCGGAGATATATTTGTCAATGGAAAATTTTTATTTTTTCCTTGCCTTAGCAAAAAAGTATTGTATGGTTCCTCTCGGTCTCGGGAATTGCGTGGAGGGACGCATGCACCTACCTTTGATTCTGTTATTCCTTTCCTTTTCTCTTCTATCAGAAGAGAATCTCTGGCTTGAGTACAGGCCCAAATTATTGCAAGACGCCAAGAATTGGCTTGCCGAAAACAAAATCCCCGATACAGAATATGAGTCCTGGAGTCAGGCGACAACCCGTCTCGCCTGTCCCTCCACTGGCGATGGTCGCCGGCTCCAGGACATTTCCTACGACTGGTTTTTCGATAATAGGAATTCCCTTAAAGCAAAAGACCCGGCCGCACTGAAGGTCACATGCTTCTGGATTTTATTGCATGACGAACTTTGCATCGAGCCAAGTTCAAGAATACTCGAAGGATTTAAGAATGAGCATATCCGCTGACCATCTCACCGGTATCGGAGCCTCGCAGATAGCGGCTCTGCCGCCGTTTGAATGCTCAGAATTCCAGACCGAATACGATGTCATCGCCGGGAAACTCGGTTTGCTTCCGCCGCGCGCACAGACCATCAATATGCTGCTGGGCAAATTACTGGAGGATGACCTGGCCGCAGCCTATGAATTCAAGACCGGCCTCCGCGTGAGGCTGGAGGGCGATAAACTTTACCGCCACGAAACGTATAAATTTCTGATCAGTCACCCCGATGGATGGGCGGTCGCGGACGAGTACGAGTATGGGATAGAATTTAAACTCGCAGGGTTCCATCAATTACGGCATTGGGGCGCCGGGGACGAACAGGTCCCGCTGGGATATTACCTCCAATGCCAGCACAATATGTTGGTCACGAATAAACAAAATTGGGACCTCGTGGTCCTATTGGGTACTGACCTACGGATTTACCAAATTGAGGAAAACCGTAAAATCCAGATTCAAATCGTGGTGGCCGCTCGGCAGGCCTGGGGAAAAATCGAATCCATTAAAAAAGCCCTGGCGTCCCAAGGTCCAGAAAAAGAGGCCGCGGTGAAATTTCTGGCTGACCTCGCTGGCAGTTGCGAGGAGAAGAAGAAGCACATGCTCATCAAGGTCTATAGCAATATCAAGGGTGACAGAGTAATCGTCCCACCGGAGCATCACTGGCTGGCCCGGCAGGCCATCCTTACCTATGGAAACTTCAAATCCGAAGAAGCCAATTTAGAGGACCTGAAAAACAGAATCCGTCTGGCCCTGGCTGAAGGTAAAGGCTGGAGGGTTGATGGTGGCATAATAGAGCGCCGCGGTAAAGCCCTCTGCATCATCCCAGATAAGGAGCATGCGACATGACGCGCGGCTTTGCTGACGCCAGCAAAATGGTGGCGGCCGGCGCTGTGTCGCTGGACCGCATAGTTGGGCGATGCTGGAACTCGTGGTGCGACGGGATGCTCGAATGCAAGCGCCCGACGCACCCAAAGGCAAACGTGCGCTGCCAAAAGTGCGGCAGCGCGATGTATCGCTCGAACTGGCTGCAAAACAATCAGGAGATGCGCAAAATGAAAAACTGTGAACTCCTGAATGCCGGGATTCAGACTGGCCGAATCCATGGCAAATTTGATGCCTTTAAATCGCGCCTGGCCGTTGAATCCGTCCGAATAGAAAATGTTGGAGGTTATCCCGTATTGACCATAGGTTATCCGCCCGGCTATCCGACCAACATCCTGACTGAACATGTGAACCCGGAGAGCCTCAAGGCGACTCCGCCGGAGTGGGCTGAGGAAACTCTTAAGGATAATAAATTCCCCAGAAATCAACTCTTCGTCCTATTCGGCTTCGGTTGTGGGTATCTGGCCGAGACAATCCTTTCCAAACTGCATCACTCCTCGCGGCTACTGGTTATTGAACCCGAAGCCCCTATTTTCCTGGCGGCCATGAATGCCCGCAAGTTGACTAGAATTTTAACTGACGGGCGCGCGTATTTCATCATCGGCGACAAATCACCTTCCACAATACGAAAACAGTTGAAGGCTCTCTTTGTTGGGCAACCATGCTTGAATGTAATCTCAATCAAGGCCACGCTTCCGGCCATTGCGTTGTCCAAAATAAATGAGGAACTCAGTCTATATGTCTTCAACACCTTCACCGCCGAACGCAGTTACACAGTTACCCTGAATATCAAACGAGATGAATGGACGAGAAACCTGATCAAAAATTTCAGCGACGGCCAGTGGGACAATCACGTTGGAAAATTAAAGGACAGGTATCGCGGGTCAGTTTGCATTTGCGGTTCAGGTCCGACATTGGAAGAAAGCGCAAAGCTTATTCCAGACCGGGCTTTCATAATCGCGGTTGATACGGCGGTCCCGTTTCTATTAAAAAATGGGCTTGTCCCCATGTCAACGGTTTGTGTTGACAGCGAACTCGATTGCTTTGAGATGGCAACCCAGGGAGACCGGACGCCGAATCCAAAACAAGGTTTCGTTGTGGCCGGGAACGCACACCCCAACTGGGGGAAATACCGTCCGGCTGACTGGGTTTATTGGATTTGGCCTCCAACTTTGGTGGCCTGTCATAACATGGAGACGATGGAGAGAATGCCGTTTGTGGGTGGGACCGCATGTGAACTCGCGAAGTTTATGGGATTCAGCGAACTCAACCTATTTGGATTCGATTTCGCTTTCAAGGGCACAAAGACTCACTGCGAGGGCATGCCGGAGGAGACGCAAAAGCTCTATCGCAATTTGACTGGAGAGTCTGCGGCCGCCGTAAAATGGGAATCCTCGGTGCTGGGGAATGACGGAAAACAACATCCTACGCGGCCGGCGTTCGTTACATATCTTCTGGAATTCGAGGAATGGGTGAAGAGAAATCCCGTACTGTCAGTAAACAATTTGTGCGGACTGGCGAAGATAAAAAATACCGGGAACCGAGTTTCATCTTTGGAGTGGGAATGCTTAGGAGGAGGATGGAAAGACACGCCGCCGTTCCATTCAGAATCCCGGTATTGGTTACCGAGTTTGGCTGATTGCATACTCAATCGTCCGGCATTCGATGACTTTATAGGTTTTCACGGGCGAGGCGTTTTTGATTATTTGCTTCAAGATTTCTATCAAGAGGCTTCATTGCACACAGATAAATTGGCCGCACTTAAAAGCATGTGGCCGAAGATGCGGAAAAGGTTGATGGAGTTCTGGGCGGATTTCAAACCTGGAGAGGAGAAATCATGAGACTAAAAGACCCCATACTTTCTTTTAAAAATACAGTTCAGGTTTTGGAATATATAGGAGCTCTACATCAACCTGAAATAGAAAACGGGGGATTCAATAATTATACAATCTCAGCTGCTCGGTCTGCACTATTTCACATTAATAAATTAATGAGAATTAAAACTTTCCGGCAATCCGGAAGGAGGCAGGAGGTGGACACCATAACCCCCAAGCCCGGCGTGTGCGACGCTTAGGAGAGCACTGTTTTGTTTACACGCATCTGCCGGGCCGGTGACTACGGAGGAGAGATGGATAAAAATAAGAGGAGATTCACTCGAGACGAGAAGGCGAATCTCGCTCACGCGCTTATGCACCTGGAGGCGAACAATATCGCCGAAGCCAGCGCATACGGCGGATGGTATCACGGAAACAAGAAACAATTCGTCAATCGGCATGTCAAGGCGGTCGCGTTTGTGCGGTCGCTTCTGAAGTCGAACAATAGGAGAGAGCGGCCATGACCAGCGACCAACAGCCTCCGAACTCGGCAACCAACGCCACCGTCCAAGACGTCGTGGGGGAACACCTGAAGCGCGTGGGCGCAACTGGACTGTGTAACGAATCGTGCGGATGCGAAGCGCCCGACCTGATGCCGTGCGACAACTGCACGCGGACATGTGTGCCCGCCGCGCGCCGCAAGTGCGGCCCAGACTGCGAGGAATGCGGAGGGGACGGTGGCTGCATGACGCCGCTGGCGATGAAGTACAAGATATGGGATTGCAAAATTGTCGTGCCGATGGACGCACAACTGCCGGAAGGATTCGACTCGCCGCCGCGCCGGGCGGCAATGGACGCGGTAGAGCGAGCGGGGATTCCTGTGCTGGCGTGTTTCTCCGGCTGGGCCGGAAACCTCACGCCAACGCAGGAGGTGGTTGTTGACGGGGACATGGCGCGTCGTTCCAACGGCGGAACTCAGCGGCGGGAGTCAGCCGCCAATGACGCTCAAACTCAACAACCAACGCGACCGGCTGACGCCAGTTCGCTGGAACACGTCTCTTGGTACTGTAACTGCGGAGCGCACTGGGTCGGATACCTGCCACCGTTACAAGTGCGGGTGGTGCGCATACTGTGGGACTCGGCACACGGTGTAAACGTGTCCCCCAAAGATGGAGACTTGCACTACCCGGTGGATTCCAAGACCTGCGCACGCAACCGCGCTGCGGCTGAACGCAAGGCGTCGGCGGAAGGACGCACTGGATGCGCGGGCTAGAAGCATCAAGCCGAACAAGAGGAGGTTGACCGTGACGACGACGTGGCCTGACGAAACCTGGAGGCCCAGCCCGAATGTCATCGCAAGCGCCATTAAAGCCACTTTCACTCCTGAATGGATGACTCGCTTTCGGGTCATACTGGGGTCAGACGATGCCGTGGCCAAATTCATTCAGAACCTCATCAACGTCTGCAACGACAATCAATATCTACTCGAACTCGACAGAACCAGTCTCTGCGTGGCCGCCGTGAATGCGGCAATCGTGGGGCTAAGCCTTGAAAAGAATTTGGGCCATGCCTATCTGATCCCGCGCGAAGGCAAGGTCTGCTATCAAGTCGGCTATCGCGGTCTGATGCACCTGGCATACATGAGCGACCGGGTGGCATCGTTCACGGCTGGTATCGTGACGGCGGGAGATGAGTTTGAATTTGAATACGGGACAACGCCGTTCTTGAGGCATAAACCAAAATTCAAAAAAGACGCGCAGGTTACGTATGTTTGGGCACTGTGCAACCTAAAGAGTGGCCCTCCGGTGTTCCACGTGATGACGTTCGAGGAAATCGAAGAACGGCGCCGGATGAACATGGCCGAGAAAAAAGGCAAGTTCAGCCCCTGGCAGGCCGTGGGCGGTTGGGAAGCCATGGCAAAATCCAAACCGATTCGCATTATCTGCAAGATGCTTCAACTCTCGCCGGCTCTGGACCAAGCCATAAGTATCGAGGAAGCCCAGGAGGCCGAATGGAAAGCCGAAGAACGAAAACTATCAGCAGGAGAAACGCTTACGCAAAGGTTGGCGAACGTTCCGGATAATCTGACTCTGGACGCCGAGTTGAAAAAGAGATTCGATAAGGAGTGGGGCGCCGGGGACGAACAGGTCCCGCTGGGATAGTCGGGAATGGGGTCGCGCACGGAAGGAGAGTGAGCATGTTCTTCAGCTACGACCACGAAGGCGGTTTCAAGTTTCACGAGACGCCAGCAGGAGCCAAGGCCCGCGCCGAGAAGGCGCTGGACATGGACCGCGACGATGCCGAGGACGGATGGGATGACAACGTGACGGACATCTGCTGGGGCGAGGTCAAGGGGCGTGTCGTCGAGACCATGTGCCGCCCGACCACGCCGGAAGACGTAGTCCACAATCTTCTTGGCATGGACGCGAAAATCCAATACGCATTGAACCGGACATCCAACGCACTTGAGCGGCGGCGCGCGATGATGAAATACTACAAATGGACGGCGGGCGGATGGCCAGTCTATGGATATGGGAGTTATGTCATGGATGGATGGCAACCGGATATTGTGGGCAGTCTGATTCCGAGCAGAAATGCATTTTCTGTCCTGTCCGCCAAGCAGGTGTCTAAGTGGTGTGGAACCGAATTATGGGAGGTTGAACCTCGCGAACTAAAGGATGCGGCCGGGGATTTTTTCTGCCGGTCGTTCAGATTCACGCGAAAATTGAGATGGGACCGTGGAGATATGATTGCTTATGCGCGCTGGTGTGCGGAACGATCTCGCGGAAGTACATGGGCGGAACGAGCGGAGCGAGTGGCGGAACGAGTAGCGAGCAGAGAGGTGACCCATGCGGCAGTGCTGGCGGCGGATATGGCCACATGTGCTGCGGCAGAACGCGCTTCATCCATAGAGGATGAAAGAGCACGGGCCGCGCATGTTGCCGAACGAGTCATGCAACTTTCATGGATCGAGGAAAGGATAGGAGAAAAATTATAATGGAGGCGAGACATGGGGAGATGGCGGCCGGACTTTTTGCTTGGCGCGTGTGGCGCCCTGGACAGAAGAAGGAAGACGGCCACATCATACTGGCTCCTTCAGCGGAAACCGCCGCTGAGAAATGGGCCGAATGGGCCGATTCCTTCAACGCGGCCTTCAACGCGGATTACTCGATAGTCGGAGGCAAAGATGCCGAGGTCATAGTTTCCGAGGATACAGACGACGCACAGGAAAACAGATTCCGCGTGAGTGGCGAGGTTTGCGCGGTTTACACCTCACACCCGACAGTTATTAAGGATTACTTAATAACTGCCCTGAAAGGATGGGAACGTGGAACTCACACCTGAAGTTTTCGAGGCCGCCGGGATCCAAAGACCCATTCCCGAATATAGGTTCCATGAGATTCGAAAATGGCGCTTCGATTTTGCCTGGCCTTACCAGAAACTCGCCGTCGAGATTGAGGGCGGTATTTGGGGTGGGCGCCGAGGCCGCGGCCGGCACGTCCGGGGGAAAGGATACCTGGCCGATATGGAGAAGTACCGGATGGCTGAAATGATGGGTTGGCATGTCCTGCGTTATGCTACGCAGGAATGGGCAACCTGCATCCGGGACCTACAGTCGTTTTCCATTTTGCGGTGCGCTTGCGGGAACATCTCTGGCGTCTGCTGGGGCAAGATGTAGAACATTCGCCCGCCCGCGGTTGCCCGCAGGCGCCGCCGGAGGCGCCGCCGAACGAGCCAGGCCCGAACTGGAATGGAGAGGGAGGTAATGCCGCAATGAAGAGGGGAACTCCAGAACACCCCAAAACTCTCGCCTTGATGGATGTACTCAAAATTCCCAAGTACCAAGCCGTGGGTATTCTTGAAGCCCTCTGGCATTGGGCAGCTAAATATACCCCCAGGGGGGACATCGGCAGGTTTACCGACGCCGACATCGCGCGGGGTATCGGTTGGGACAAGGACGCCACCACACTGATCGCCGCCCTTACTGACTGTCGGTGGCTCGACAAGTCCGAACAAGTCCGCCTCGTCATTCACGATTGGAAAGGCCATGCTGACGGCGGTGTCCAAAAGTACCTAAGTCGCAACAGGCTCTCAGTTTATGAAGGAAATATGTCTCCGACAAGTCCAGACAAGTCCAGACATGTTAGTCCCGCCGTTGCCCCTTGCCCTTTGCCCTTTGCCCCTTGCCCCTTGCCCCTTGCCAACAACTGCCCCCCCGCTTTAATTTTAAAACTGCCTAAAATTAAAGCTCCCCCCAAGGGGAGTGCTGTCTTCAAAAAACCAAATCTCGAAGAAATAAAAGCCTACTGCTTGGAACGAAAAAACGCGGTTGACGCGCAGATGTTTCGGGACTTCTACGAATCCAAAGGCTGGCTCATCGGTAAAAACCCGATGAAGAACTGGCATGCCGCGGTCCGGACCTGGGAACGGCGCCATCCAGTTTTGCCCATGGTGCCGGCCCAGTCCTCGGTGCAGGACGACCTCGCGCAACTCGAATCCATGGGATTCGGGAACTCTCCGATGGCGAAGTCGTTGCGGGGCGAAGAACCAGATGATGCCGAAGATAAACCTAATGCACAATGCGAGAAACAAAAAACCGATAAATTCGGGGTAGAATTGATATGACCCCCACTTCAGATTATGGCCGCCAATGCGCAGCGTTCGCTCCTGCGGGGCTATCTCGGGGCCGCCGGTATGTTGGGGCGGTTTCAGCGAACAGGCCATGCTGGACCGCAAGGAACGCGAAAGAATGGCCATTAGGCTTTTGATAGGGATGAACGTGGGTTTGGGATAGGAGATTTAGACGCTGGACCGGCCTTGGCCCCCTTCAGGTTGTCTCCAGTACCTCCGCTTTTCGGGCACAAGAGCGGCAAGACCATGCAGACGCACTGGATCGCGTTCTTGAAGCCGAACGTCGAGCATGAGCCGCGAGCGAGTCGCGCTCCATGCTCTTGTTCGGCTGGCTTCGATCCAGATTGTCAATGGGAGGGACATCATCATGCACGAAGCGCGGAGGGAAGGTAGCATGGAAGAGATTGTTCGCATTTCTTCGATCTGGCCGCCGACACCGGAGCGGACGCATATCGTCGTCTTCGCGCACCGCGACGGTCGGCGGGTCAAGTACGTGCGCGGACTGGCCAGCGAAAATGACGCCTCCCGCGCTCTGCTGGCGCAACGCGGGAACATCTGCGGCACGGTGAGCAGCGTTGAGATATGGGAGGCGTTCCCCGACGAGCCGGTATGCCGGGGCTGCGTGGCGCCGTCTGAAATCCGCCGACTCGCGCCGGACGGAACCGAACACATGACATACGGCACCACGCACCCCGACTTTGAGAACGCCGTGCGGAGCGGGTACTGCCCGGCGTGCCGGGACCGAGAGGCCGCGCAGGTCCGCCAGCAGTACGAACGCGACATGAAGCACCTTGGCCTTGATCCGTATGCGAACGGTTGAGATAACCGGCGAGCGTAGCGAAGGGCGAGGTTGACCGACGGGTTAGGCGCCGACATTGGAGAAATGAGATGACCGTAGCCGAACTGATTGCTTTTTTACAGATGCAGCCCCAGGGCTTGCAGGTTGCATACCGCTGCTGTAGCGAGCAAGTCTTGCTGGATGCCAAAGAAATTAAGATCGAGGAGAAGTGCGAGCCGCGCCCGGACGGCTGGATTCAGGACAAGCGCCCGGACAAACCGACTCAGACTTACCTACTGCTGCCAGGCAACTGAGGACCGACAAATGAAAACGAAAACGCCACGGGCCGCCCGTAAGGTGCGGCGGATTGTTGGCAGACATGTCGTCACATTCGCCTCAGACACGTTTCTGGAGATGGCCGCCGAGATCATTGACCCGGTTGAATGGGTGGCCCTGCAAATGACCAAGCTGCCCGTCAAGCCCGGCATGACACGGGGCGAGGCAATGGACCTGGTGAAGGCCGTCGTCCGCGAGGGCTTCGAGATGCTCAAGCGGCAGGAAGCGCAGAACAAGGAGGTGAGCATTGAACGGTAGCGAATATGCTCCACCGTCTGGTTCGGCTTTTCCGCCTGTGCTGGACGCCTGCTGCGGATCGCGGATGTTCTGGTTTGACCAGCACGACGCAAGGGCGCTGTACGTGGACAATCGGCAGGGCACGCGGATCATTGACGTAGGCACACCGGGCACGATCGGTCGGACGCCGAAGACGGTTGCCCCCGACATGATGGCGGACTTCCGCAACATGCCGTTTCCTGCGGACACGTTTCTGCACGTCGTTTTCGATCCGCCGCACTTCAACAAGGGAGCTGGGGCGACCGGGCGAATCGCATGGGATTTCGGGCTGCTTGCCGACACATGGCGCGACGATCTGCGGCAAGGGTTCGCGGAGTGCTTCCGCGTCCTGCGACCAGGCGGAACGCTTGTCTTCAAGTGGTGCGAGGCGGAAATACCGTTGCGAGAAGTGCTGGCGCTGACGCCAGAGAAACCGCTATACGGGCACCGCAGCGGGAAGAAGGCGCAGACGCATTGGGTCGCGTTCTTGAAGCCGAACGC